CCGAGATCGGCGTCGACCGAAAAACCATCTCCCGCCGCCTGCCGCACATCTACAACACCGCCCGCCGCCTGGCACAAAGCAGCCCGCCCTGAGCATTACGCTCCGGGCGGGCTTTTTTACATTCAAATCATATTTTTTCAGCCGAAGGTTGCTCTGCTGGCATGTTTTGCCGCATATACGCGTCGATCCATTTGCGGATCAGTTCATTCGGGGTCGTGCCGTTGGCTTTCGCCGTAGCCTTAAAGGTTTCCGCGATCTCCCGTTTTAGCTTGCAGGAAATCACGGACATGTTTTCTGCATCCCACTTGTTGCGAGTGCGCTTTTGCGCATCAGTTGGCATTCCTTGCCGCCTCCTTTTCTGAATCATAAAAAATGAATATAGATTTCTCCGCTTCTGATTTTTGTGTTGAGAAACGCGGCCTCTGGATTCGGGGCGTTCTCAATGCTTTTCTTGCATAAATAAAGTACGATCTGCAAAGCCTGTCTGTGCGCGGCAAGCTCGGCGGTTCTCAACTCCAAAGTTGTGATCATGGCTCTGCGGATCTCTGGATTATCATCCGATAGATTTTTCAGAGCTTCGCTTACCGTATGAGATAAGCTCGAACGAACCGTTTTTTCTCCAAGATGGATTGGGATGCCGATGGTTTTACCGGTTTCTTTGAGATACAGCAGCCGCAGCTCGTGGTCGCCGCTATTTACATCATCCTCAAGATGCACAAACACACCGTGGCACGGAGAATCAATATACCGAAAGCCGTCGGCGAATTGCACATAAAAAGATCGGTACGGGATATGGTACAGCGCCTCGCTATCGATCTCAAACTCCTCATCTTCTTGTGCAAACAATCGTTCCTGCAAAGAACGGCCGACAATAAACACATCCTTGTTTTCAATCCATGGTGCAAGGGCGGCGATCTCTTGCGTTGCCTTTGTGGCGGCAGAAATGTTTTCGTATGTGCCAGGAGAATCGCCCATCACAATCGCCATTGCCGCGGACATTGGTGCATAGCACCATTGATTCCATCTCGGAAGCCCGTTCTTGCCGTTCATTTCATGGAACAGTTTCATTTTCTCCCAGGCATCAGGGTATTCTTCTGTTACTCTCTGCAACAGAGCAAGCGGTGGATATGATGGATCAATTCGCATTCTTGATCTCCTCCACCTTTTCCTTGTACGCTGCCAGCGCGGACTTGTAATTTTTTATGGCTGAAACATCTTCATTGGAAATACTTGTTTCCGTATTATCCAGGTAAATGCGCCAGTTTCCGGGCCTTCCATAGAATTTCCCGTTCCAGCGTCCTGCCGGGTAGCATACAGGGCGTTCCGGCTTTTCGAGCGCTGCTATTGCGCTCGCAACAGCGGCGTCATCTTCTGCGAGGTGCTTTGCCATATCGCAGAAGAGCATATGATCCATCTGCGTGAAAGAGTTCTTGGATTCGAGTTCAGGGATGATCTCTTTCAGCGAGCGGATTGCATCGGAAACAGCATAGGAAACGGCTTCTGAAAATTCTTTTGCAGTGGTATATTTGGGTGCCGGAAGTTCCTTGCTCCAACACGCGTTGAATCGAGTTCCCATATCCAGGATGCCGGACAACCCTGTTTCAAACGGAACATCCCAGCGATAGCCGCGAGATTTGAGTGCATCCTTCACGGGCCGGGTGTCCCCGGTAATGGAGATCACGATCTGTGCATTGAGAACATCAAGCCCAACGAGCGCCGTGATCGGATTCTTCGATTCTTCGGAACGCATACGCTTTGCGTAGCAGGCAGGGCATTCCGTATAGTGGTCTGCCGCCCACAGGGCCCAGCTATCAGCTTCGGAGCGGAGCCCTTTGTTGGCCGTTCTCGTAAATTCTGTTCCGCATGTTTCACATTTGCAGTAAGCTGTTGCTTTTGCCATGATATTTGCCCCCTCATTTTTATTATACTGCTCCAATGCGGTTGCACCGGAGCAGTTTTTGTTGGAATGGAATGTGGTGGATCTAAAACTCAGATCTTCTCGCCGCAGCATACGCGATACTGGATCTCTGCGGGTATATTGTGTTCAGTCCGCCCGCAATACCAACGGGAGAGGATTTCGCCGCTATCATCGTAGCTGGCTTTTTCGGCCAGCTTAAGAAGCCGGCTTGCAGAGTTCGAGCGGTGGAAAAAAAACATCTGGCCGTTTTCGTCGAATGCCTTAAAGAAGTATTTATACTGTTTCATTTTGTGTTCCTCCTGCATTCATTTTTAATCTCCGGATCTCGCCTTGTTTTATCTTATGGCTATATTATATACTGTAATACCGTATATGTCAAGGGGCTTTCAAAATATTTTATAAAAAATAAAAACAAAAGCCCCCACAAATGGGACAGAAATGTCCCGGAAATGTCCCCCATAAAAACCGGGGAAGCGGCAAAATGAGAGTAGGAGCTGGCCAGCTTACTACTTTTACCGGAGGATTTTTTATGGAATACGCAAGCAAGGGACTCGCGGGGACTGCGCTGGGCTTTGGCATCGGCGGCGCCGCGATGAGTCTGGCAAACGGCGGACTCGGCAATCTGCTGGGCGGCATCGGACAGAACAACAAGTCGGCAGCCGCTGACATCGCTGCGGCGGTCACGCCTGCCATGACGGTCGCCGCCATGCTCGCAGCACGCCAGCAGGAGCCGACGTGCAGCGAGAACATGCCGGTCACGCGCTACGATCTTGAACGGGAGCAGAAGCTGGCCGCGAAGGACAGCGAGATCGCGCTGCTCAAGGCCAACACGTACAACGATAGCAAGATGCTGGAGGTGTACGGTTATATCGACAGGCAGCTCAAGGACGTCCATGAGGCGCTGTGCAAGCAGGCCGTCCACAACCAGCGCACCGAGGACAGCTTCACGCTGGTCAAGCAGGACGTCGAGTCTGTCCGCAAGGAAGCTCTTGGCGCGGTCAAGATGGAGGCCGAGCGCCGCTGCTGCGGCGACAACGCCCTGAAGACCTATGTCAACGCAACCTTTTATCCCAAGCAGGTCGCAGATGTCACCACAGGCACCGCGACCACGGCGCAGACGCTCTACGATCCGCTCCCGAAGTGCTGCGGCTGCTGCAACAACTAAGCCAAAGGGGCGGCAATAGCCGCCCCATCCGAAAACGGAGGATAACTGTATGACAGTGACGATAGATCAGGCCATGCGCGGCGCGATGCGCTACGCTGACAACGAGGTCATCCCGCACCTGCCGGGCGGCAAGGGCATCGGGGCCGGGATCATGCTGGCGCTCATCATGGAGGGCAGCCGAGAAAAGATCCTTGCGCTGCGCGAGAATCCAGCGGTCAAGATGATGCAGATTTTTGACGACGCCGGAAACATCGACCTCGACAAGCTCTACAACGCGGCCCGGCCGCGATTTGAAAACAAACTGACCGTATCCGTCCCGCTGCTGGGCGATATGCGGTTTGACCAGAATGACGTCGATAAACTCTACCGGTATATCCAGGAGGCATGACGAGATGAAAGAATATATCGAAAAGCTTTACACAAAGCTGCACGAGGCCATGGAGAAACCAGTGACGCTGGGCAGCGCAGAGGAAGTCGGACTGTACGCAAAGACGATCTGCAGGCTCGAAAAGCTGCACGGGCACCACGACGAGCCGGAGACGGCCACATTTGATCGCGAAACGGCGATGCAGTGGGCAGCAAACATGCAAAACGCCGACGGCACGACCGGCCCGCACTGGACGATGGAACAGACAACGGCCGTGGCCGAGAGCATGGGCATTCAGGCGCATGTGGTCCCGCGCTGGGCGTGGGGCGTGACCATGAACATGATGTACTCGGACTACTACCCCGTTGCCGTAGAGTTCGGCCTCAACCGCCCGGAGTTCTACGCCGCTCTGGCAAAGGCGTTCCTGCTCGATAAAGACGGCCCGGGGCCGGAACAGAAGCTCATGGCGTATTATGAGCATATCGCAAAATAAAGAAATCCCTCCTGTCACCAGGAGGGATTTCCACTTGCTATAGAATCTATATTTAGATGGGATTCATTCATACGTACCGAATAAATGTACAACCATCAATCCGCGAGGGGATAGAGGGTGACGTGCATGTCGCTGCCGGATTTGGTGTAGGATTTGGTCTGTTTATGGTAGAGGACTTTCTGCAGGACAGTTTTCAGGAGGGCGTTTTTCTCCTGCGGGGATGCGGCGAGCGGGTAGGTCTCGAGGACGCGGCGGACAGCGGGGGCCAGACGGGCGCGGGCCTGTCTGGCACGGGCCAGCTCATGGATCGTGGTCTGGCTTGCCTCGATGCGGTCGACGATGACCTGCTTGTCGGCGGCGAGCGCCTGCGAGCGCCGCAGGAAGATCTCCGGTGTATAGACACCAGTCTCGACCAGCTCATACGCGCGGGCCTCCTGCGCCTCCAGCTTGGCAAGCTGCTTGCGGTCGGCGGCGATCGAGGACTCGAGCGCGGCATGCATGGGAGCGTCATCCGGGGCGGCGGCCTCGCCAAGCTCCAGTTCGCGCAGCCAGCCGCGAAGAGCGTCCAGCACGGCGTCCTCCACATCGTCATACCACGCGCTGACGGTCGTGCAGCCGTAGGAGGGACAAAGGAGCGTGTCGCGGCGGTTGCCGGACGACGGACGGCGCACCATCACGCGGCCGCACTGGTCGCAGCGGACGAGCCCGGCGAGGCTCGTCACGGTTCCCCATGCGCCCTTGCCGCGCGGGCTGGCGCTGGAATAGCTCAGAGCGACGGCCTTGTCGTACTGCTCCTGCGAGATCAGGCCGTCGTGCAGCCCTTTATAAAGCTTCAGATCCTCCTGCCGGGTGCGGGGGCGACTGACGACGACAGCGCCGTCGACAATGCGCTTCGTCTCCGGTCGGCCACCGGATTTGATCCAGCCAGCATTTGCCGGATTGCGCAGGATATCCAGCACAGAGTCCGCGCGCCAGAGGCTGCCGGAGTTGGTCGGGACGCCGAGGCTGTTCAGCCGCGTGGAGATCGCCTTCGCGCCGATGCGCGCGCAGCCCTCGCCGGTGTACCAGTTGTAGATCTGCTGCAGGACGGGGGCCTGCTCCGGATGCGGGATGAGCTTATAGCCCTTGTCGTTCGGCAGCTTCTCACGCGACCAGCCGAAGGGCGTCTTGCCGGAGATCCACTTGCCTTCGCGTAAGGACGCCTCCTTGCCGCGCGACAGGCGGCGCTTGATGGTGTTGTACTCCCGCCGCGACATAAAAAGGCCGAATTCGAAGTACTCCTCATCCATCTCATTGTTTGGATCATAGATCTTGTTCGGCGTGATGATCTTCGTGTTGGAATACTTGAAGGTCTGGGCAATAATGCCCTGGTCGATGGTGTCACCGCGCGCCAGACGCTCGACCTCCATGACGATGACGCCCGCATAGTTCCCGGTCTCGACGAACTGCAGGACCTTCTGCACCTCCGGCCGGACAGCGATGGAGTCGCCGGTCACGACCTCCTCGCAGATCTCCACGACGTTCAGCCCGCGGCTTTCGGACAGCGACAAAAGCGCGGCCCGGTGCCGTTTGAGCGTGTCGGTCTGGCCGAGAGCTTCGGCCTCCATGTCCTTCCGGGACTTGCGCAGGTAAATGATGTACTGCGCGAGCGGGTCGGCGATTTTCCAGGTAGATGTAAATTTCATAAGCAGATTCTCGCCACTGTGGAAGGCGGTTATACGGGAACAAAGGATGCAAGCGCGGAGGCGCGAAGCCAGCCGATATTGGGATTACAAAGGTCGACAAGGAGCGCCAGGAGCGCGATGAGAACGATGCACACCAGCACGCCGATCAGAATATCCTTGCGCCGCGCCTCGACGGACTTATGGCGGATGATCTGTTCCTGCTTGGAAATGATCGCGTTAGCATGCTTGAGCCGCAGCTCAAGCTCGGCGATGCGCGGCATTTTATCCGGCTGGTCCAGCAGCACGGCGCTGTCTGTGTCCATCGCGTCCGCGATCCGGTGCAGAGCGGACGAAGGGACGTCGCAGCCACGCTCATAGCGCGAGAGGCTGGCGACGGAAACGCCGGAGGCATCGGACAGCTCGTTCAGCGTCATGCCGCGAGACAAACGCTCTGAACGGATGCGATTTTCACAGGTTTCCAAGGTTTCCACGATCCTTTCCAAAAATGAGAATCCAGAAAATGCGGATTTCTCAAAAAATCTCATAAATTCTCATAACTGGTGGTTGCTGAAAACGAAAAACAGGCATACGCTGGAAGCGCAAGGACGGCTCCCGGTCGCCTGCGCAAGCAAAAGCCCGCGCCGTTGTTCGGCCGCCGGCGCGGGCGAATCTCAACGGATGGTGACGGACCAACTGCCGGTCGCGTGGATCGTCATGACCGTTGCATCACGGTCAAGGCGGACGATCCCGCTGTAAGGGTCAGTGGTATTGACAAGCAGATCGTGGCCCTTGCCGTATGTCTCGACGCCGAAGTAGCCGGATGCCTGGTTGCCGCGGATATCTGCGGCGGTACAGTCGAGCGGGAGGAGAAGCACATCGTCGCCAATGCCGCTATATCCTTCTCCCAAAGTCAGGAGCGGGCAGTCATAAAGCGAGCGGATCTTGACAGACCATGCGCCGGACGCCTTGACCTCAAGTGAGCGGGTATCCTGACCGGGATCAAGAACATATCCGGAATAGGGATCCGTGGTGTTGACAAAAAGCTCTGTGCGATTTCCGTAGACGTCATAGCCGATGATGCCAAAATACTCCGAATTGCCATTGCCGGAGATCTCGAAATAGTAAAGCGAGTCAAACGGTTCGATGTCAAAATAGTCGTCGCTGGTTCCGGAGTAGACGATTGGGTCGGGAAGGACAAACGTGTCCTCGGATTTTCCCGTATCTTCGGACGAGGAAGAGACAGAAGCGGAGGAAGGAGGAACGGACGCTGCAACCGGAGCAGATCGATACAAGAAAAGTCCGTAAATCATAGCGGCAAGGCCGCAGAGCATGAGCAGTGCACATGGCCAGAACCACCAGCAGCGATATATAGGCTTATCGTTGACCGGCGCATCGGACGGAGGAGTCTCCTGCCGCCCGGGCTCGGCATGGGGTGTATACTCGGGCGGCGGCTCTGGCTGGTCCCCGTCATCGCACGGCGTCTGCTGCCGAGGTGCGGAAAGCGAAGACCCGGCTGGCTGCTCCGGCTGCTTTTTTTCGGCCGCTGCTTGCGCAGCGAGCTTGGCAAAAGAAGCCTCACGCTCGGCGGTGGTGGGCTGCCGCCAGACTCTGACGTACAAGCGGGCACCGTACTTTTTATCCGGGAAATCGTCCTCCGGGCCACCATAGACATCACAGTCTTCACCGTCAACGAGATATCCGGCGGACTCCATTTCCGCGAGCTCCAGCGCAACGTCAGCTGGGACGTTTCCAGCCTCCCGGCCGTCAAAAAAGACACGGTATGCCGGGTTCCCATCGAACTCATACCGCTCCAGGCCAACAATGACAGACTCAAATTCGGCTTGCTTTTTCGCGGCACGGCGGAGCGTAGCCTGACGGGATACGCCGGTGTCGCCGTTAAAAGAAGAACCGACGAGCTGGAAATCCCAAAGCTCAGTCCATGGGTTAGGATGCTCTTTGTTGATATACATAGCTATCCTCACAAAAATATATGTAAATTTTTGTAGACTCTCATAATTGTAATTAACGAACGTATGTTCTAATATAATCATGCGAGTCAGAAAAAGGAACCTACAAATATTGTAAGCCACCGCCGAGGAAAGCACAACCGGGAAAGTGAACAAAAAATGAACGGTCTTTTTGTGGAAGAATGGGGGAATGGATAGAATGACGCGAAGTTTTTACCTGCAGGACATCCGCCGCATGCTGCGGCTTGCGACGACGGAACAACTCGATCTGGTCTGGCGCTTCCTGCGCGGACTGGTCGCATAGAGAAAAAAGAGCCGAGGGCGGTCATCCGTCCTCGGCCATTTTTTTTGCGATCTCGGCGAGCAGCTGCCATTCGTCAACGCTGAGCTTGCTGATGATCGATACAAACCGCTTGCGCGGCGAGTCGTCCGGGTCGTGCATGACGACGCCCATGAACTCGGCGATCTCCTGATTCCTCGTCAGCTTCTGCTTCATCTCGCCCTCGCCAGTGCGGAGCCAAGTCTCGCTCACGCCGTATTCACGGCAGATATCAGCGATTGTGCGATCACTTGGCTGCTTTGCACCGGAGCACAACGATGAGACGAACTGAGACGAGACGTGAAGAGATTCGGCAAACTTCGTCTTTGTAAAGCCAAGCTCTTTGATTAAGAAATCAATCCGCTGATTGATGGTTTCCATTGTTATCCCTCCTTATGAAACTAGGTTACCACACGTAGGGACAAAAGTCAAGAAATAAATGAAACTTAGATTCAAAATAATGCTTGACAATGAAACTAAGGCGTGATAATATGAATCTAGGTTACAGAGAACAGAAACCAATGCGAGGTGAGAACAATGTCCGAGAAGGAAAAGCAGGCAATCGAGAGCCTGAACAAGAGCACGGAAAAGCTGACGCCTGCGCAGATGCAGCGTCTGAGCGATATCGCCTATGGTATGGCGCTGGCGAAGGAGAGCAAGAAAGACGAACGGAAGGAGGCGTGAGCCGTGGCAAGCAAAAAGGTGGAGGACATTACCGATCTGATGCGAGAGACCGAAGCGCGGGTGACACCCGAGGAACAGAGATCGTGGATGTATCGGAACTGGAGCTACATGATGCGCCGGTGCTACCGGGATAAAGGCTATGAAGGGCGCAGCCCGAAAAAAGCGTACAAAAAAGCCGGGGTGACCGTCTGCGACGAATGGAAGGACTACTTCCGGTTTAAAAAATGGGCGCTGGCAAACGGCTACGACGAAGAGAGAAGCAACGGTGAAAACGTGGCAATGAGAATGTGCCCGGGCCGGATCGGCGACAAGGGGAATTTTGAACCGGGGAACTTTGAGTGGATCACGCTCAACGAAGAGATCCGCAGATGGAACCACCCGAGTAAATGGAAAAGATTTTGGGCGCGAGTATCGCATGCCATGCGGGACGTGGGCAAGATGCTGCTGGGCATCATGCTTGCGCTGCTGCTGATATGCATAATGCTGATAGTTTTCGTTACTACTTGGGGAATAATCCGAGGATTTCTAGGAAGCTGAGGGGACGACCAAAGATCTCAATACTGGAAAGCTGGAGCGCTCCAAGCGCAATCAACGCAGAAGCAAGAGCCAAGAACACGGAAATAACGGAAATTACAACCGGGATAAGCCGGTAACGCCGATCTCGCCGGGATTCCTCAAAAGCAGCCTGCGAGCGGGTATCGAGGGAAACGGGGTCGTTATCATCGAACGTGCAGCGGGCATCGAGCTTGAGATCGTCAAGCTCATCTTGCAGGGCGCTGTAATCTTCAAGGTGAAATTCTTTGAGGATTCTCTTGAGCGTCCACTTGTTATCAATTTTTGTACAGATATCGTATTGCCTATTTGTCATAAAATCGCCTCCGGCCAATATCTTACCACGCGGGCTGGGGTCGGACAAGAGCAAAAAGCGTAAAGCTGTAAAACCTGGAAAAACTAACGCCGGAAGGAGGCTGAACCATGAGAAAGCCGTATGACCCGATCGCGGACGAAGAGCCGCACATCGTGGCCGAGTATCATTTTCCAAACTGCACGGCGTATATCGCCGACAACTACCTGCGCCGCCTGACGCCGGAGCAGAAAGAGGCCAACCGGCAGGCCGCCCGCCGCGTGGCGTGGCAGATCCTCGAGCGGGCCGCAGCCGAAGGGCGTCTGCCCGCGGCCAGCAATTAAACGCGCCGCAAGGCGCGTACATAGGAGTCGATATTATGGCGAAGGTAAAGACCTACACCCTGACGCTGGATGCGCAGGAGCTGCACGATCTGATCGAAGCGGCGATGGTGTGTGAGTGCCAGGCGGCGCAGATCATAAACGGGCTGAAGCGCAAGGGGCTGGACCTGGACGCGCAGAAGCTCGTGACGCAAAACGCCCGTCTGGCGCGGCTCGTCAGGCGGATGCAGGAAGCAAAGGAGGATAAGCGGAATGCGGAAACTGATTCTCAGCGGAGACGATTGGTTTGAGCTGAAGCACACGCTGGAGCTGCTTGTGATTGTGACAAACAACGCGGCGAATGAGCACGAGAACATGGCTGCACACGCGCAAGTGGCGGAATTGTCTGAACGGCATGCAAACCTCGCAAAACGCGCCAGGGAAAGGACGGAGACCTACAAGCGGCTTATGGCACTGGTAGAATCGGCAGAACGCCTGCCGGAGACGAAGGAGGACGCAGAATGAGAACCAATCTTGCGGAACGGCTCGGGTATGAGCCGGAGGAAGAGACCAGAGAGCGGCAGGAGCGGCTGCTGGAGGAGCTGCGGTACCGGGAGGCCATGCGGCGGGTGGCGAAGACCTGCTGCGTGTGGCTGGGCGGCGCGGCCTTTGTGCTGGCGGTGATCGCCGGGTACGCAGAGATGACCGACGCCTGCGTCGCGACCGGCGCGATCGCGCTGGGCCTGACGACCTACGGGATTCTGTGATGGACGAAACGAAGATCACGGTCGAGCTCCGACCGGATCAGCTGGCAGACATCATCGACGCCGTTCTGGCTTTTGCCGATGACTGTGCCAATGACCGGGAGATCCTGCAGAGCATGCCGCGCGTCGACCGGGACACGGTCGAAGACCTGCTGCAGCGCGAGACGGCGCTTCAAACGCTCGCGGCCTGGCTGCAGCATGTACAGGAGGAAGCGGAGTGAATTATTTTGCGCCGCGCATGCGGCCCATCCCGCCGCCCTGCGGCCGGAACTGCCCGGACCGAAGCGGCACATGCCGCGCCGGGTGCTGCACATGGACGCTCTACGAGAGCATCCGGAACCACATCTACGACGTAAACCACCGCGACAGGGACAGCCTGCAGCCCGACCTTGCAGCGGGAAAGCAGATGGTCCATGCCGATAACCAGATAAGGAGGCGCAAACACATTGCGAAATAGCATCGACTACCCCGGCGAGCGGGCGCCGCGGCGCCCCGCCGTGATCGCACAGGCCGGATACACCGGCCAGAACCACTTTTCCGTTACATATGGAGATCAGAAAGTGACCGTCCGCGCCGAGGATGGCTATGCGGCCCTTTTTACCGCCGCCAAGCACTGGGGCTATAAATTCACCCGCCCGGAGTACCATCAGAACGCCCGCGCAACCAAGCTCCACTACACGCCGGACACCCGGCCGGGGGCGCTGGTATGAGCGCGCAGGGGAAGCCGCTGCGCTGTGAGATCATCCACGATAATTTCCAGAATTACAAGAAATACAACGTGGCGAAAGCGCAGCTTGTGATCGCGGATATCCCATACAACATCGGCACGGACGCCTATGGCTCGAATCCCATGTGGTACAAGGGCGGAGACAACGCCAACGGAGAAAGCAAGCTCGCGAAAAGAGCTTTTTTCAATTCGGACGGTTATTTCAAGATCGCAGAGTATATGCACTTCTGTTCCCGGCTGCTGAGACCGGAGCCGAAGGAAAAGGGAAAAGCCCCGGCCATGATCGTATTTTGCGCGTTCGATCAGATACATACAGTCGCGGAATACGGCGCGCGGTACGGCTTTAAAAACTGGTATCCGCTTTTCTTCTGCAAGAATTATTCCGCGCAGGTGCTCAAAGCCAATATGCGGATTGTCGGCGCAACGGAATTCGCGGTCGTCCTGTACCGGGACAAGCTGCCGAAATTCAACAACGGGCGGCAGATCGGCGAGGACGGGAAGCCCATTCGGGGAACTGGGAAAATGGTGTTCGACTGGTTCCAGTGGGAGCGGGACGGGAAGGACATTCCGAAGATCCACCCCACGCAGAAGCCGGTGAAGGTGCTCCGACGTCTGATCGAGATATTTACGGATCCCGGCGAGCTGGTGATCGATCCGTGCTGCGGCTCCGGTTCGACGTTACGCGCAGCTGCGGAGGCAGGCAGAAGCGCAATCGGCTTTGAAATTGATAAGAGTTTCTATCTGGCCGCAAAAGAGAAAATGCTGGCTGGAGTACGGGAAGCACAGAAAACGGCCAGGGACGCTGGCAGCCAGATAACGATCGGCGAAATAGCAGAGGCTGCACAGCAAGGGGGGAGACCGGTATGAGGTTTGTGTGCGACGCCTGCCAGGATATCACGAACATCGAGGCCGACCGAATGGAGATCCAAGGCGACAAGCTGATGGTGTACAGCCGCGGGCGGCTGGTCTACGTTGCGGATCTGGGGCAGATCATGCTGGCCAAGCTTACGCCGGGGAGGGAGGACGGCAATGGACTTAGAACAAACCGCGATTGAGCGGCTGAAGATGGCCTCGGAGATGAGCTTGCGGCTGTACAAACAGCCGCTGGTGATCACGTACTCGGGCGGCAAGGACTCGGACGTGCTGCTGCATCTGGCGGAGGCAAGCGGGATCACGTTTGAGGTCCTACATAGTCTCACAACGGCGGACGCGCCGGAGACTGTCTGGCATGTGCGGGATACCTTCCGCCGCTTGGAGCTGGCTGGCGTAAAATGCGACATCGATACGCACCGGACGCCGGACGGCGGGAACGTGACGATGTGGAATCTGATCCCGCGTAATTCCGTGCCACCTACAAGAATCAGCAGATATTGCTGCAGGGAACTGAAGGAAACCGGCGGAAAAGGACGTTTTATTGCGACGGGAGTCCGGTGGGCAGAGTCTGCAAGGCGGAAGCAATCACACGGCGTTATGGAAACTAGCCACAAGGACAAAGACAAGCGAATTATCCTGATGGACGACAACGACGAGCGGAGAATGCTCCTGGAAAACTGCCAGCTGAAAGCTCGACGGACGGTAAACCCAATCATCGACTGGGCGGAATCTGACGTGTTGGACTACGCTTCTGCCGAAAAGATCTGCATGAATCCGCTGTATGAATGCGGATGGAAGCGCGTGGGGTGCATTGGGTGCCCAATGGCAGGGAAACACAGAAACACGGAGTTCTCGCGCTATCCAAAGATCAAGGCCGCGTATATCCGGGCGTTTGACAGGATGCTTGCGAAACGGAAGAAGCGGGAGTCCTCGAACGACTGGCAGACCGGCGAGGACGTGATGCACTGGTGGATGGAAGATGGCGTTTTGCCGGGACAAATGGTTCTTAAAGGAATGGAGGAGGACGCGCTATGACAGGCAAGAAAATCGTGCAGGCGCTGCGGTGCTGCGCAGAGGGCGAGTGCAAAGACTGCGCCATGCATGAGGATAAGCAGCGCTGCCAAGAGAATTTATTGGCCAAAGCCGCTGAAGCCATCGAGCGCCTGACCGCCGAGAACGCGGCGCTGCGGGAGAAACAGAGGTGGATTCCAGTGGCGGAGCGGCTGCCGAAACCAGAGACAGATGTTTTGGCAGTCTGCAATCGAAACGGATACATTTTCGTGATACCGGCTATCTACGAGGACGGGAAGAAACTGACGCGGGACAGTGCGTGGAACTGGAGCGACATCTACTGCTATGGCCTGTACGACGAGGAGGCGAATGATTACTACATCCCGGAGGGATGGTGGGAGAACCGGCAGTTCAATCCCGATGATGTATATAACAATCCGGTAGACTGCGCAGTTACCCACTGGCTGCCGCTGCCGGAAGCGCCGGAGGAAGGAGACAAGCATGAGTAAAGCTGTTTTGATCAGCATTCGCCCTGAGTGGTGTGAGAAGATCATAAACGGGCGGAAGACGATCGAGGTGCGCAAGACGCACCCGAATATGAACCCGCCGTTTAAGTGCTATATCTACAAATGCGGAAACGGCAAAGTCATCGGGGAATTTCTGTGCGATGAGATCATCAAGATTAACGGCGCGGGAAGGATCCCGTCGGATGCTGCGCGGCCAACCTGCCTAGAGCCTGCGGAGCTGCACCAGTATCTCGGAGTTGCTATCGGCTACGGCTGGCACATCTCAGATTTGCGCGTTTACGATCACCCGCGCGATCTGTGGGAGTTTACCGGCCTGCGGGAGACAAAATTCGGGTGGGCACCAGGACCGATTACCCGCCCGCCGCAGAGCTGGCGGTATGTGGAGGAAGAACTATGGGACGGCTGACGATACCTGATGTTCGGGTGGACGAGCACACGACACGCAGAAGCGTGATTGACGTAGCCGCGGTGCGAGAGCACGCGATGGAATTTTATTGTCGGCTGAAAGCCTACGAGGACACGGGGCTTGAACCGGAAGCAGTGGAAACGGTTAAGCTTGCGCTGGCCGCAAAGCATTTGGTAGACCTCGAAACGCTCAACAATACGCCAATCAGCAGGCTTGTAGAGCTTGCCGAGGCCGACAAGGACGGGCGCGTGGTGGTGCTGCCGTGCAAGGTGGGCCAGCGGGTGTTCGCCTTGATGGACACGGATAAGCATATAAGCGAGTGCGAGGTCAAGCAGATTGGTATGGGCAATAAAATCGGCTTTATTGGCCTTGAGCCAATAGGCGCCAGAGGGCGGGAGTATGGCGTATCGCTAAACGGATTTGGCAAGACCGTATTTCTCACCCGCGAGGAGGCCGAAAAGGCGCTGGAAGAAAGGGAGGGCAAGAAGGATGGTTGAAAACCGTGTGTGCTTTACCGTCCGAGGAGAGTTCGGAGCGCAGATGAGCTTCGAGTCAGAAAACACGATCCCGTATGAAGATCTGTGCAAGTGTGTCAACAAGGATACGTTGGTTGAGCTGATGTGCCTCGACAGGCTCGGCTATACCGGCGACGATATTCAGTTCATCACGCCAGAAGAATACGACGAGCACTTTGGAGATGACGAAGATGGTTGACGAATACATCAGCCGCGAAGCGGCGCTGAAAGATTTTGAAGCCAGCAACGCTCACAATCCGTACTGGACGCCTCCGCGTGTGAAAACGCTCCTGCTTCGCCAGCCCGCCGCCGACGTTGCGGAGGTGCACCATGCACGATGGGAAGAAGCGGACTGGCACGAATATGACGCGCAGAGCGGGGAAACGATTCGCTTTCCTAAAGCGGCAATCGTATGCTCGGACTGCCGGAACGCTTTCAAAAAGGATGCACTTTGGAAAAGGAATTCCTGTCCAAACTGCGGAGCGAAGATGGACGGAGCTGCCGAATGAGCGGCCTGCGGTTTGAATCCATGGCGGACATGCCGCCGAGGATGCGGGAGGCTTACGCGCGGCAGATGCGCGACCTTTCAGGCGCTGCGGCGCCAGCTACCCTTCACAAGGGGAGCCATGGGAAGACGAAGTACGGCAGCCGGAAGGATACGCGCGGCGAGCTGCGCTTCGACAGCCAGAAGGAGGCGCGGCGGTACGACGAGCTGATGGTGATGCTCCGGGCTGGCATTATCTCCGATCTGCGGCTGCAGCCGCAATTCACGCTGCAGGAATCTTATGTGACAGAGACTGGCGAGCGCATCCGCGCAGTGCGGTACACGGCGGACTTTTCGTACAAATTCGGCGGAAAGCTGGTCGTCGAGGACGTGAAGTCCAAGCCGACGCGGACAAAGGAGTATCTGCGCAACCGGAAATTCATGCGGTCCAAATTCGGGATCGAGATCCAGGAGGTCTGACATGCCAGAAAAAAACGAGAGCAGCCCGCGCGAGGCATGCGGGCTACCGAAGCAGGGCAATGCCTGTCCGTATGCAAAGCTCGCGCCGGTTCTTTGCGCGCGGTGCGGCTGGAACCCGGATGAGCACGCGCGGCGGCAGGCGCTGCCGTTGACCGAGAACGCCGACGGGCTGCGACACAAAGATATCAGCCAGCCCGAGGACTAAGACCAGCAATCAGCCGGGGAACCATATTTTTTCGGACTTATGCCGCGGCCGCTCCGCCATGAGACGGCTGCGGGAGGATCACCCCGGCTCTGCACCCGGCCCGCGAAACCTCAAGCCCGCGGGCCGGGGATAAAAAGCGCGTGTGGAACGTGCGCGCGGATGGGAACCGTCAACGTTACCCCACGCCGGGTGTTGGGATCGCCCGGCGGCATCGTGTTACCTCCTTATGGAAAGCTGCCTGAGCAGACAAGGGCAGCTCGTCTGCGGCGACAGGGGGACGCGCAGGCGCAGGCGGTGCAAGTCCGCCCTGCATAGGGGCCGGGAGACCGGCCCCTGACGAAAGGAGAATGGAAATGTCACACGTAGTCGATCTGACGGGCATGGACTTTGGATATTTGCACGTCATCGGGCGGGATACCAGCAAAAAAGGAGACAGGGCACACTGGATCTGCCGGTGTAAATGCGGGACCATCTGCAGCAAAGACGGGAAATACCTCCGGAACGGGCATGCAAAGAGCTGCGGCTGCTTCCGGAAAGAACGCGCGGCCACGCTCGTCACCAAGAAGGATCCAGCCAAAAAGCCAAAAGCCGAACCGAAGAAGAAAAAATTCGGCCGCGGCCCGCAGCGGGCAGGCTCCGGGATCTGCTACAACCCACTCTGTCCAATGCGCAACAACTACCGCGGCGCCTGGAGCTGCACCGAATGCCGCTTCTGCCCGGAACGCAAATTTGCCCGCCAGTCCAGGCGGGAGATCATCACAATTTGAAGGGAGTATCAAAATGGCAGAAATCATGGGCACGTTTGCGCACGACCTAGACAATTTTGTCGCATACTACGAAAAACAGCAATGGGATACCAGCTTCCGCGGCGAGCAATACCCGCCGCGCATCGTCATGGAGCAGTCCACGCCGCCGCTCTTCGAAGTGGGGGCGGACGGTGCAAAGACGCTGGTGCCTAATCCGACAATTCAGATTATTGGTCGACCGGAGACTGAGGTTGTTACGACCGGCAAACTGCGGATCAGCAAAAAGGATTTCACAAATCTGACCAACCGCGCCGCCGCTCTGCTGGAGCTGTTCCTGCACGGGTTTATGCAGGAGCGCAAGGAAATGGAGGCGGCACAGGAATGACAGACACAAAAAACATCTATTGGTCTGCAATTGAGACATTTGGCTATGATTTGCAGATTGCGGTTGCAATAGAAGAAATGGCAGAGCTGACAAAGGAGCTGTGCAAGGCGCAGCGGGTGACGTTTGCGGGCCGCAGTGGGCTTGGGGACGGACTGATTGACAACTATGACGAGATCGCCGAGGAGATCGCGGACGTGCAGATCGTACTGGATGAAATGATGTGGGCGTTCGGTGTAGCGGCAGAGGTACAGTACGCCAGAAAGCAAAAGCTCGCACGGCTGGAAATGCGGATCGAGAAAGCAAGAGAGGAACGCGGGGATAATCGTGAGCACACCGCACATTGGGAGGAGCTGGGCCCGAAAGGGGCTCCATGGCATGCAAAGCTGAATGGGCCGGGGCCAGACCCCAAAGGAGCGCGAGGCGCGTGGGGGCACTGCCCGAAATGCGGGGCATCAGATTGCGAATGGGACGCTGAGACAGACATATGCACATGCAAGGCATGCGGATACACGAACTGACCGTTGAAACTGTGGCCGGAATTTCCGGCCACGCTTTGAGCGGGCAGAGATGGGAGGAGCTGAGACTATGGTGAAGAGGCACAAGCGTCGCCTGTTTACAGGGGCGGTATGTACGCAGATCGTTTATACCGTGTCCGATGGCGCGGACAAAAAGACCAGCAAGCCGCGAAAGCCGCGCTTCCAGACGCAGGCGGAGCGCGATGAATTCAACAGCAAGCAATCGCTGAATCGGCTCGTTGCGCTGATGAACGACAATTTCTCGCCCACAAGCCTGTATTCCACCCTGACATTGGATGCAGAAAACGAGGTACATACCGCAGAGGAAATGCGCAGAGTGCGTGACAACCTTGTGCGCCGCATGCAGTATCACTATCCGGAGGCCAAAATCGTTGCTTTCTACGGAAGAGGAAAAACAACCAATCGCTTCCATTTGCACCTGGTAACAGAGGGGATCCCGGAAGAAGCCATCGGCGGGCTTTGGGGGCTCGGAAGCGTGATCGAGGTTCGGCACCTGCGAAAGCACAACTATTATATAGACGAGCAGGGAAACAAGGTCGACCACGGCCAGGACTACACAGCACTTGCCAGTTACCTGCATGCGCACTGGAGAAAAGAATTCGGCGGCCACCGGTACAAGGCGACGCGAAATTGTATCCGCCCAGAGCCGGAGCCCGCGACCGAGGCGGTCCGGGACTACAGCCTGACGCGCCCGCCAGTCGCCCCGCGCGGTTACATCCTCGTAGAGGCCCGGACGACAAAGTACGGGTATCAATATTATAAGTATGTAGTCGACCCAAGATTAGAGCACAAGCGGAACGGGAGCCGCTTAAATTAAGCCTTGTATATGCGTAAGGTTTTAGGACGAAGCAGGAAGGAAGTGGGAAAGTGTCAAAGCCGAGATACTGGTGGTACTGGAACGTCTGCCGAACCATCGGCGAATTCCCGAAACTGGACAGACAGGTTCGGGATATGAGCCGCCAGAAGATCACACCAGGATATTCCGCGCAGCCGGGCGGGCATTCATCCGGGCGCGCCGTCGAGGATATCGCCGTGCGGGTTTTATCTTCGCGGGAGTACGAGGACTATGCTGCCGTGCAAGCCGCGATCAATACCGCACAGACATGGCGGGACGGAGCCGACGTGCTGGAGATCGTGCGCCTGCACGCATGGATCTGGCCGAGGGAAAGCATGGAATCCGCCGCGCGCCGGGTGCATGTCAGCCAGTCGACAGCCAAGCGCATGTACAGCCGTTTTGTATACGAAGCGGCGCGGGAGCTTGGCTATCGCAAAAATTGAGCCAACAGGGCCAAAAAAATGTGCTACAGTGATAGCGTGAAGAATTGGAGGGAACAGGATGCAGCCATGGGCCGCACGCTTTTACGCGTCCGGGCGCTGGAAGAAATGCCGCGCCGGGTATATCAAGTTCCGCCGGACCATCGACGGCGGGCTGTGCGAAGAATGCAGAGACAAACCGGGCTACATCGTCCACCACAAGCGGGCGCTCACGCCGGATAACATCGAAGACCCGGACGTCAGCCTGTCCTACTCCAACCTCGAGTACGTATGTAAAGACTGTCACGATCAGTTCGACGGGCACGGCATCGCAAGATCTCTGACGCAAAAAATTTTCTTCGACGCAGCCGGAGACCCGATCCCCCCCGTCGCGCGAGGCCGGGGCGCCGGCTAGATCACCGCACGCCCTACCTCGGAAGAATACGCAGGACGGTCGCGAGGCCCCCATGCTTTGAAGCGGCGATAAGTAATCCACGCGCACGCGCGGACAGACGGAAAAAATCACACGAAAAGGAGGCGGTTTTTGTGGCGAACAGGCAGGAAAAGACAAAGGAACAGCGTATCCGCGCCGAGAAAACCAGACTCCGGAGGATCTACAAGCTTCTGCCGAAGGAAGCGGCCGGGACTGTCGCGGGACTCATCGATCAGGCAGCCTTTATGCGCATCGAGTGCGAGGATATGGCGGACGACCTGCGGGAAAACGGATGGACGGAGAAATTCCAGCAGTCGGAGCGACTGGAGCCATATGACCGCGCCCGGCCGATCGGGCAGGCGTACAACTCAACGAACGCGAACTACCAGAAGATCATCAAGCAGCTCACGGCGCTCCTGCCGAAGCCGGACACCGCGCCGAAGCAGGAGGACGACGGATTTGCAAGCTTTGTCCGGGAGCGTGACGAGCTGTGACGCGCTATCCAGAAACGTACAATCCGATCCTCGAATACTGGGCCGCGATCCAGTCCGGACGTGAAACGGTGAGCCTCAAGGTGCAGAAGACCTACAGACATGTGGTCGCGCAGCTTGAAAACGCGGATTCCGAGTTTTATTATTCCCCGCGCCGGGCAAACCACGTCCTCGAATTTTTTGAAAACTACTGCCACCACTCCAAGGGCAAAGCGGGCGGCCAGCTCGTCAAGCTGGAGCTCTGGGAAAAAGCGCTGCTGGCGACTGTCTTCGGGTTTATCGACATCGAGGGCAACCGCCAGTACCGCGAAGCGATCCTCATTGTCGGCAAGAAAAACGGCAAGTCACTGCTTGCGTCAGGCGTCGGCCTGTATTTGCAGACGGCGGACGGTGAGGCTGGCCCGGAGGTCTACGCCGTGGCCACCAAGCGAGACCAGGCGAAGATCATCTGGCAGGAAGCAAAGCGGATGGTCAAGAAGTCCCCGGCGCTCTGCCGCCGGATGCGCAGTCTGGTCGCTGAGCTGGACAGCGATTTTAACGACGGCGTTTTCAAGCCGCTGGCCTCTGACAGTGACACCCTCGACGGCCTCAACATCCACGGGGCCATGATGGATGAGATCCACCAGTGGAAGAGCGGGCGCGCCCTGTACGACATCATCGCCGACGGCGTAACGGCCCGTGAGCAGCCGCTGATCTTTATCACTTCCACCGCGGGCACCATCCGCGAGGACATCTACGACGAGAAATACGAAGAAGCCGAGCGCATCATCAACGGCTACGAAGATCCGGACGGGTACCACGACCCGCGCCGGATCGCGTTTATTTACGAGCTCGACAAGCGCAGCGAGTGGACGGACCCGGACTGCTGGAAAAAGGCAAATCCGGGCCTCGGGACGATCAAGAGCTACACGGCGCTGAAAGAGCGGGTCGAGCGGGCAGAGAAAAACCCGGCCCTCGTCCGCAACCTCGTCTGCAAGGATTTCAACATCCGCGAAACGTCCTCCGAAGCCTGGCTCAATTTTGAGCAGCTGGACAACCGCGACACCTTCCAGCTCGACAGGGAAAACCGCCGCCTGATCTGGCAGCATTACATGGCGGACGGGAATGTGCAGGAGCGCGTCCTGTCCTACCCACGCTACGGCATCGGCGGCGCGGATCTGTCCAAGACCACCGACCTGACGGCGGCGAAGGTCCTGTTCCAGGTGCCGGAGCTGCCGGAGATCCTGTTTGTGCTGCAGATGTACTGGCTGCCGCAGGACCTTTTGGAAAAGCGCGTCACGGAGGACAAGATCCCCTACGACAAGTGGCATGAGCGCGGGCTGCTCCGCCTGTCCGAGGGCAACAAGATCCGCTATGAGGACGTCAAAGCATGGTTCATCGAGGTGCAGGAAGACCTCGATATTTTTATCCCCTTTATCGGGTATGATGCGTGGTCTGCGTCTTATTGGGTGGACAGCATGGCGGACTATTTCGGGGCCGAGGCCATGATCGCCGTACATCAGGGCGTGAAGACCTTGTCAGAGCCCATGAAGCGCTGCGGGAACGACTTGGAATCCAAGCGCATTATTTACAATAACCACCCGATCGACAAATGGAATCTCGCAAACACCGCCTATGACGAGGACAAAAACGGCAACATCCAGCCGCACAAGACGAGCAAGTCCACGCGCCGCATCGACGGCACGGCGGCCCTGCTCGACGCCTACACGATCTACGACCAGAAGCAGGCGGAATACACCAGTATGCTCTAGGAGTGAGACAATGGGATTTTTTAAAAACCTCCTGACGAATATCACGACCACCAAACGCGTCTCGACCGTCCAGATGGTGCAGGAGCGCGGGAATGGATTTTACAGCTACAACGGCAAAATGTATCAGTCAGACATCGTCCGCGCCTGCATCCGGCCCAAGATCAAGGCCATCGGCAAGCTGACGGCCAAGCACATCCGGGAGACCATCACCGCCCAGACGCGGAAGATCGCCGTCAACCCGGAGCCGTACATCCGCTTCCTGCTCGAAGAGCCGAACCAATACATGACCGGCCAGCTGCTGCAGGAGAAGCTGGCCGCGCAGCTGGTCCTCAACAACAACGCCTTCGCCGTGATCCTCCGGGATGAAAACGGTCTGCCGAACGCCATTTTTCCAGTCGCGGCCATGCAGGCAGACGCTGTCTATGACGCGGGCGGAAATTTGTATCTGAAATTTTACATGCAGAACGGCAGCGTACTGACGTTTGCCTACGACGATGTGATCCACCTGCGCGGGGATTTCTACGAGAACGACATCTTCGGCGACCCCATCGCCCCGGCCATCGTGCCGCTCATGGAGATCGTCACCACGACGGATCAGGGCATCGTCAAGGCCATCCGGAATAGCGCCGTCATCCGCTGGCTTTTGATGTTCGCATCCTCCATGCGCGCGGAGGATATCAAGAAGCGCGCGCAGGACTTTGCCGACAGTTTCCTCAGTGTTTCCAACGGCACGGGCGTCGCGGCCGTCGACGCAAAGGCCGAGGCCAAGCAGATCGACCCCAAGGACTACGTCCCGAACGCCGCCCAGATGGATAAGACCACGCAGCGCATCTACGCTCTGTTTAATACCAACCCGCATATCGTCACGTCGATCGCGACAGAGGACGAACAGAGCGCGTATTTTGACGCCGAGATCGAGCCGGTTTTGAAGCAGCTCAGCGGCGAGTACACCCGCAAGCTATTCTCCCGGCGCGAGCGCGGATGCGGGAATCGCATCGTATTCGAGGCCTCCGCGTGGGATTTCGCGTCGACCGCGACCAAGCTCAACCTCCTGCAGCTGGTCGACCGAGGCGCGCTGACACCGAATGAATGGCGGCGTGCGTTCAATCTTGCACCGGTAGACGGCGGAGACAAGCCGATCCGCAGGCTGGACACGCAGCCAGTCAACCAGAATACCAACCAGAAGGGAGATGAAACCGCATGAAGATCAGCATTCGCGGGCCCATCGTGTCCAGCAATCAGCACCGCTTCTATCAGTTTTACGGAATGGAGGCGACGAGCCCGAGATCCGTAGCGGACGCGCTTGCCAAGGGAAACGGCGAGCGGGCCGAAGTCGAGATCAATTCCGGCGGCGGCGAGATCTTCGCCGCGAGCGAGATCTATACCGCCCTGCGCAACTACGCGGGCGGCGTCCACATCCGCATCGTCGGCCTCGCGGCCTCGGCCGCGTCCATCATCGCCATGGCGGGAGAATCAGAAATGACGCCTACCGGCATGATGATGATCCACAACGTCCAGTCCAGCGCCGACGGTGACTACCGCCAGATGGAGCACACCGCCGGTGTCCTGCGCGACGCCAACCACGCCATTATCTCGGCCTACGTCGCCAAGACCGGCAGGCCGGAGGCGGAGATCGCCGCCATGATGGACGCAGAGACCTGGATCACGGCGGAGCGGGCCGTAGAGCTCGGACTCGTCGACCGCGTGATGCAGCCGGATACCGGCCAGAAGCCGCTGGCAGCGGATTTTTATTCCGGCATGCTCAGCGAAGACGCGCTCCGGCGCGCGGAAAACTTTTTAAAAGGTCAGGCCGCAGAGCCTGATTTTTTTATGCCCGAACGGGCGCAGGCAGAAGCAAAACTGAAATTTTTAAAACTCAAAGGAGAATTGAAATGACAAAGGAAATTTACAACATCCAGCGCCAGAAGCTCATGGACGACGCCCAGAAGCTGCTGGACGAAAGCAAGACCGCAGAGGCACAGGCCAAGATGAAAGAAGTCGAGGCCCTCGACGCCAAGTTTGAGGAGGAAGCCAAGATCCAGGCGAACCTCAACGCGCTTGCAGGCCAGAAGGTTGCGGCACCGGCTTCGGCGGCACAGTCCGTCGACCTGTCCGGCACGGCGAAGACTCCGGACGTGCTCGACCGGTACGACACCGACGAGTACAAGCGGGCCTTCATGAACTATGTTTTGACCGGCAAGAAGATCCCGGCGGAGCTGACCAATGTGGACGCCAACACCAAGACATCCGACGTCGGCGCAGCCATCCCGACCACGACGCTGCAGAAGATCTACGAAAAGATCGAAGCGACCGGCATGATCCTGCCGCGCGTGACGCACACGTCCTACAAGGGCGGCGTGACCGTCCCGACCAGCTCGGCCAAGCCGACGGCCTCCTGGGTTGCCGAAGGCGTAGGCTCCGACAAGCAGAAGAAGGCGCTCGGCTCCATCACGTTTGCCTACCACAAGCTGCGCTGCGCGATCTCCATGTCGCTCGAGGTCTCCATCGTGACCTATCCGATGTTTGAGTCGCAGTTTGTCGCCAACGTGGCCGAGGCCATGGTCAAGGCAGAGGAACAGGCCATCATCAGCGGTTCTGGCTCCGGCCAGCCGAAGGGCATCACCAAGGAGACCGCCGTGACCGGCCAGAACATCGACATCGCTGCCGCAACGACCGCGCTGGCGTACACCGATCTGGTCAAGGCAGAGGCCGCGCTGCCGCAGGCTTACGACGCAGACGCCGTCTGGTGCATGTCGAAGAAGACCTTCTTCGAGCAGATCGTCGGCATGGTCGACGACAAGAAGCAGCCCGTCGCCCGCGTCAACTATGGACTCAGCGGCAAGCCGGTCTACTCGCTCTTTGGCCGCGAGGTCGTCCTCGTCGGCGACTATCTGCCGTCCTTCACGGCAAGCGTGACCGCGGACACGATCTTTGCGTTCATTTTCAATTTCAAGGACTACCTCTGGAACGAAAATCTGGGCATGACCTTCCGCAAGTACACCGACAACGCGACTGACGACGAGGTCACCGTCGCGCTGGCGCTCGTCGACGGTAAGGTCGTCGACAAGAACAGCCTCGTCACGCTGACCAAGAAGAAGGCCTGACGGCGCGCGGCCAACAGGGAGGGATAACCAATGGCTTTGATCAACGTTGCAAAAACCGCCCTGCGGCTGACCACAAACGCCCTTGACGACGAGCTCGCCGACGAGATCGACGCCTGCCTCCTGCGCCTGCACCTTGCGGGCGCGGAGGGGGCCGACGAAGACCCGCTGGTCAAAGACGCCGTCCGAGCCTTCGTCCGCTGGCAGCATGACTTCTGCGGCCGCGGCGACGAATGGAAGACGTGCTTTGAGGAGCTGCGCGACGCGATGGGCCTGGCAGACGACTATTCGCCGGGCACAGAGGGAGGGGGCGCGTGCTGTGATCTTTGACACCCAGATCACGCTGCGCCTGCTGTCCTACCCCATCGTGAGCGGGCAGACCACCGAAAAGCTCGAACGCGAGACAACCGTCTGGGCTGCCCGCAAGTCCGTCAACCGCGCCGAGTATTACCAGGCCGCACAGGCCGGCAAGCGCACCGACGCAATCTTCCGGATGCACAGCGCGGAGTATGGCGGCGAGCAGCAGCTCGTCTGCGGCTCGGACGTCTTCGACGTCGTCCGCAGCTACGGCGCGGAGACGGAGGAAGTCGAGCTGACCTGCAAACGGAGGGACGGCGCATGATGATCTATGAGGCGCTGGCAGACCTGGGCGTCCCGGTCTGCCACCCGCCCTACAAGGGCGCGGAAGAGACCTACATCACCTATCAGCTGCTCGGCCAGTCCGGCCAGATCTACGCCGAGGGCCGCGAGGCAGAGACCGGCGTCCAGTACGCCGTTTCCATCTTTGCCGAGGGCTTCGCCGCCAGCCTCCTGCAGCGGGCAAAAGCCGCGCTGGAGGCCGCTGGCTACATCGTGACCGTCGACATGGAGACATACGACAAGGAGACCGGCCGAACGCAGATCGCCCTCGTCGCCGAAACGGAGGGCGCAGCCTATGGCTAACATCTCCATCACCGGCGCCGACGAGCTCATGGCCACGCTCCAAAAAGCGAACGTCTTTGACGAAGACATGCAGAAGGAGCTCCTGTACGCCGCCGGGGACATCATCGTCGAAGAGCTGCAAAACGCCGTCCGGGCGAGCGGGTTTCACACCGAGGCCTACGCAAACAGCGTGAAGTACAAGAAAACCATCAAACGCGACAAAAACGGAGACCCGTACATCTCCATCACGGCAGTCGGAAAAAACGAGCACGGAACGCGCAGGGCGACCGTGCTTTTCGTTTTGAATTACGGCCGCGCGAAGGAGTACGGGCAGATCACCGGTACATATTTCTGGACCAAGGGCGTCCGCACCGCGCAGAAGCGCGTGAGCGAAACGCTCGAGCGGATCCTCACACAAAAGCTAAAAGAAAGGGGACTTTTATAATGCCTCAGTTTGACCTGCGCGGTATGAAAGTCGGCAAGTACAAGAATACCAACGGCGTGATCTCGTTTGAGACGCCGATCGCGCTCGGCGACGCCATGAACGTCAACCTCGACCTGCGCTTTGCAGAGGGGCGGCTGTATGCCGAGTCTGTGCTGGCAGAGTACGTCCGTGAGCCGACGGGCGGCACGATCTCGGTCGGCACGAAGTACATCAAGAAGGAAGCGGAGGTGCTCCTGTTCGGTTGCACCGCCGAGACAGACACGGACGAAGTGACCTACAGCGGAAAGGACAACGCCAACTATGTCGGTTTCGGGGCCTACGCGCCCGACAAGATCGACGGCGTGACGAAGTTCACGGCCTTCTTCGTCCACAAGACCATGTTTGGCCCTCCGGGCTACAGCCTCCAGACAAAGGGCGAAAACATCCAGTTTTCCACGCCGACGACCTCGGGTGAGTTCCTGCCTGACGACTCGGCAGACAAGAAGATGCTGTCCCGCGCGACGCTTGCGACCGAGGCCGCGGCGATTGCCTGGATCAATACGAAATTCGGGGTGACGGGCGGATGATGGACGTGCGGCAGAAAACGGCGGAATTCGCCTATGATGGTCGGATCTACAACCTGACCTGCAACATGAATGTCTTCGCCGACGTGCAGTGTGAATTTGACGGCGATCTGAAGCAGGCGCTGCGGAGCGTGATGCAGTTCAAAACGACGATGGTCTTCCTCGCGGCCATGCTCAACGATGCGGCAGAGACCCAGAACCTGCGCGGCGAGGACGGCAAGCTCCTGCGCGTGACCGCGCGGGAGCTTGGGAAGAGGCTGACGCTGGAGCAGACGACGGAGGCGACGCGGGCCATCATCCCGCTGATCGCCGCAGCCATGCCGGAGGCGGACAAAGACGACAAGACACAAAAAAACTGACGGAGCCGGGGGAGCCAGAGACGGAAAGCGGCTTTGACTTCCCCGGCTTTCTGGCGCTCTGGCTGTACAAGCTGCACATGCCGGAGCAGGATTTCTGGAAGACGATGACGCCGCGCCGCCTGCTTGCGACGCTGCGCCCGCCGGAGCGGGAGCTGCAGCAGCCGGAGCGGCGGCAGGCGGTATCGCTGTCCGCGTATTTGGGAGGCGCATGACATGCCGAATATCAATACAAGATTTACGCTTGCGGGCGAAAAGGAGTACAAGGCAGCGATCTCCCAAATCGGCGAGGGCATGCGCGTGCTCAACTCCGAGATGCGCAAGGTGGAGAGCGAATACGCCAAAAACTCAGACAGCGTCGAGGCCCTGACAAAGGTCAACGATGTGCTCGAGCGCAAAATATACTCGCAGGTCGAAAAAATCGAGTATCTGCGCGCTGCCCTGCAGCAGTCTGCTGAAAAATACAAAGAGGCCGACAAGCGCACCATGGCCTGGCAGACCAGCCTCAACAACGCCGAGGCCGAGCTGAACCGGCTCAACGAGCAGGTCGCGGAGAATAACAGGAAGATCAAGGAGTCGAGCGACACCTACGCGGAATCAAACAAGCGCATTGCCGCGGAAATGAAAGTGCTGGATGCGCAGATGAACCTGTTAAATACAGAGTATGCGGAGAATGCGGACAGCACGGATGCGCTGGTGGAGAAAAACAACGTCCTAAACCAGAAGATACTTACACAAATCAGCAAAATCGAGCTCCTGAGTGAAAAACTGCAGGAATCCGCGAAGCAGTACGGCGACGCGGATGCGCGCACAAAGGAGTGGGAGGCGCAGCTGTATGACGCCGAGGCCACGCTGAATAAGCTCAACAGCGAGCTCGATGAGAACACCGGGAAGATCGAGGAGAACGGCGAAGCGGTCGAAGACACGGAGGAAGGCCATGTAAAGCTGGGCGACGCGATCAACATGGTCGCCGGGAAGCTTGGCATCAACCTGCCGGAGGGTGCGGATAAAGCGCTGGAGGCGCTGAACGGCATCGACGCCGGGACGGTCGCATCCGTCGGCGTTTTTGCAGCACTGGCCGCCGGAGTCGTAAAGGTCGAAAAGGAACTCGCCAATATGACCAAAGAGGCGGCGGAGGATGCAAAAGAAATCAAGACATTCGCGAGCATCACCGGCCAGTCGGCACAGGATGTGCAGAAGATGGAGTACGCCGCCGGGAAGCTCGGCGTATCGTATGACCGCGTCCGGGACTCGCTGAAAGAAGTCACCAACCAAATGCAGGAGGCGCAGAACGGCTCGGAGGATACGGCGAAAGCGTTTGACACGCTGGACGTGAAGATCGAGGACGGGAGCGGCCACCTGCGGAATGCAAATGACGTCTTTTTGGATATCATCGACTCGCTCGGCAACATTGAGAATCAGTCTGAGCGGGACGCGCTGGCGATGGATCTCATGTCCGAGTCCGCCCAGGAGCTGAACCCCATCATCGACGCTGGCAGCGAGACGCTGCGCGGTTACATGCAGGCGGCGGAGGACATGGGCGTCGCGCTGGAAGACGATGAGCTCGGCGCGCTCGTAAAGGTAAAAGACGCTTTTTACGATCTGGAGGCGCAGCAGAAAGCGACGAAGAACCAGATCGCCGTGGAGTTTGCGCCGTACCTTGCATCGTTTTACGAGGATGTGACGGGCGGCATCGGAGAGCTCGGGGATATGATGGAGGAATCCGGGATCGTGCAGGCGTTCGGCTCCATTCTGGAGACGGTCGGCGAGCTGCTGAACCCGTCGGAAGAGCTGGCGGACAACATCATCCCGGACCTTACGCTTGCGCTCCGCCCGCTGGCGCTGGTGCTGTCGATCGTGGCGGACTATATCCAGATCATCAACAGCGCGATCAAGGGTCTCAACTCCGGCGACTGGAGCAAGTTTAAAGACGCGGTCAACTTTAACCACACGGACGACCTGCTCAACAAGTGGGACACGCAGGACTCGCGGACGACCAGCAGCGCCTCCAGCGGGCGCAGCGGCTTCGGGGGCGGCGTGGCCACGCAGAGCGTGGTCAACAACTACTACGAGGTCAGCGGCGCGAACGTCCGGGCCGTCAACCAGATCGCCGACGCCGCCGAAAGCTCCCGACAGCAAAACCGCAAATTTGGAGGGTAAAGCATGGCGCTATACGTAAATTCGCGGCTCGTGACACTGAACAATGCGCTTTTTGTGGATGTCGATGAGCAGTATCCGGACTCCCGGAGCACACCGGCAGGGCCTACGGGCGGCTCGCTGATGCTGAGCAAAAAATGGACGCTGCTGCAGGGAACACTGCGCGAGGGCGCGGCAGTGGCGATCCTTGTAAAGTGGGACAGGAGCAGCGGACTTGACCAGCAATTTGACAAGAAAAACGTGCAGTATCTGTCGGATGAGGGCTGCTCGCTGGTTTTTACGCCGGGAACGATCTCGGACGGCTGCACGTCGGCCTACATCGCGGTGCAGACCGCAGCCGCAGCATTTGACCCGTCGACGGTGACGTGGAACACGAAGCCGAACATGGCAACGGTCGACCAGCGCTGGGCATCGACGATGCTGCCGGGGACGGAGGTCAGCTGCCGCCCGCAGGGCTGGGCAGACCTCGGCGCGACGGAAAGCTTAAAACAGGCAATCAACAACGGCCTCGGCTTTATCATCATGGCAAACGACGCGCGCCCGAAGGACAGCACGGCGACGCTTTTTGAGACGTACATCAGTCTGCTTTTAAACAGCATCAAGCTGACCGTCCGCGTGGCAGATATCCGGCTAGACCCGGAAAACCTGTCCCCGGCGTCCGGCGCGTATGTCGCGCCGGACGCGGCGGTGACGCTTTCGTGGACGGTGCCGGAGCCGGAGTATTATTTTAACACCGCACCGGTACAAGCGTCCTTTGCCGTGCAGTATTACACGGTCAAGGGCGGCATGGCGTCCGCTACAAAGACGATCACGGGCACGACGGAGAAGACGGCGACGATCCCGTCCGTCGATATGACGGGCGTGGAGAGCCTCAGGTGGCGCGTGAAGATCACGTCGGACGACGGCATCGAGGGCGAATGGACGCAGTGGCAGCAGTGCACCTGCGTCAACCAGTCCGGCAAGGCGACGGCGCTGAGCCCGGACGGCGCGAACATCACGGAGGGCGAGACCGTCGTCTTCCTCTGGGAACACAGCTCCGTTTCTGGCCGGCCGCAGGCAGGAGTTCAAATTCAGATGAAGCCCGCAGGCGCGGCGGATTACACGGACGTCTATACCGGCTCGACCACGGCGAGGCGGGCGGCGGTGACGCTGCCTGCGAGCGTGACGGGCACGGCCGGGCAGGCGGCGTGGCGCGTGCGGACGCGGGACGATCTCGGAACATGGTCGCAGTGGTCGGATCCGCTGTACGTGTATATCGTGGCGGCGGCGGCCGCGCCAGTCGTGTCGTCGGTCAGCGCGGGGACGGCGCGGCCCGTCGTGGCGTGGCAGAGCGCAAACCAGACGGGCTACCGCGTGCGCGTGCGAGACGCGGCGGGAAACACGGTCTACGACTCGGGCGTCCTGCCCGGCTCCGGGCAGAGCCACAAGGTGGCGGACTATCTGCCGGACGGCGATTATATCGCCGCCGTGACGATCTGGAACCAGTACGCCATCGAGAGCGCGGAGGGCACGAAGAGTTTTACCGTTGCGGCCCCGGCGCTGGCGGCTGCGCAGATCTGCGCGGGCGCCGTGCGCGGCGGCGTGCGGGTGCGCGTGACCTACTGCCCGGCGGCGGAGCGGGTGCTGCTGCTGCGGGACGGCGTGGCCGTCCTCGCGGCGCTGCCGACGGACGCGATCCTCTACGACTGGGGCGCGGGCGCGGGCACGCACGAATACCGGCTGCGGGCAGAGACGGAGGAGAGCTTTTCCGAGAGCGAGACCGTCTGGGCGGCTCCGGCGCTGGAATGCGGCTATCTCGCCCCGGCAAAGTCGCCCGGCGAGTGGCTCGAGCTGCGCGTCAACCGCGACACGCCGCCGACGCACGCCGACGATCTGGCTATGGAGGTGACGCAGCGCCTGTTTGACGGGCGCGAGCTGCCCGTGACGGAGTTTACAGGCCGCCGCGAGCACAAGCACCGCCACACGTTTGCCATGCCGGAAAACGGCGGCATCCTGCAGCTGGTCCGGATGATCCAGGCGCAGCAGACGCTTTTGTACCGCGACCAGTTCGGACGGCGGTATTTCTGCTCGTGCAGCACATTGCCGGTCAGCTACGACCGGTTCTCGGCGAGCTTTACGCTGGAGCTCGACGAGGTGGACTATCAGGAGGCGCTGGTATGATCGATCTTGCAACAGGCAATTACACCGCAGAGGCCGTGCAGCGCGCGCTGCACGCGGCCCTCGGCACGCGGCGGATCTGGTATCGCTACGAGCGCCTCAACCAGTACAAAATACCGATCGCCCCGATGAGCGGGGAGGAAGGCTCCATCGATCTTGCGTACAACGCGCAGATCATGCGCACGGGCCGCTTCGTCTTCCCGGACGACGACACCGTCAACTGGCAGGGCGAGCTGCTGCGCCCGTGGTTCTGCCTCGCCATGCCGGACGGCGGCACGGCGGAGTGGCCGCTCGGCGTATTTTACATGCCGACGGTGACAAAGACCGGCAGCCGCCACGTGTACCGCGAGGTCGAGGCCTACGACACCACGACGATCCTCTGGGACGACCAGGTGACGGACCGCTACCGCGTGCCGCGCGGGTCCAAGTACACGGCGGCGCTGAGCGCGATCTTTGCAAGCGTGGGCGTATTCGACGCGATCATCGAGCCGTCCGAGTCTGTGACGCAGACGGCGCTCGAGTGGGAGGCCGGGACGGCCAAGGGCGAGATCGTGCAGCAGCTTCTGACGGCGGACAACTACGAGCCGCTGATGGCGGACGCATGGGGCCGCTGGATGTGCCGCAAGTACAAGGACCCGCGCGCCCGGCGCGCGGAATACAGCTACACGGCGGACGCGCTGAGCGTGATGCTGCCGGGGCAGACGGTCGACGACGATCTGTTCCGGCTGCCGAACGTTTTTGTCGGCGTGGTCTCGCGGCCGGACCGGCCCGCGATGAGCTTTGCGTATGAGATCACGGACCCCAAAAGCCCGCTGGCGGCAGTCAACCGCGGCGGGCGGCACGTGACGGAAACAAAGATCTACGAGGACGCGGCCTCGGCGCTCGCGCTGGAGGCCGATGTGCGCCGCCGCGCGAGCCGGGCGTCGAGTTATTTTTCCGGCCTCAAATTCTCGACCGCGCCCATGCCGCACCACGCGGCGGGCGACGTGCTGTGGATCGAGGACGGCGGCGTGCGGGGCAAGTATCAGGAGACGCGCTGGTCGCTCGACCTGCGGGCGGGCGGCGAGATGACGCATGAGGCGCAGAAGGAGGGCATTTTATGATCCCACAGAATTTATTCCAGAAGGAAAAACAGGAGCCGGTGAGGGCGCAGCTGGCGACCGTGACGCAGGTCACGGAGGACGGCGTGATGCTGCTTATCGACGGAGAGAATGACGCGGGGCAGACCGCGTGCCGGTATCTTTCCAGCTACAGCCCGAAGCCGGGCGATAGGGTCTATTTTCAGCGCGTCGGCGGGGCGATGCTGGTGATGGGGAGCGTGATTTGAGATGGTGACACATGAATTGACGGTATTTCCGGATGGGCGCGTGGATGGGAGCGTTTCGGCGCGGAACGGAGACTACAGGAGCCACACGCTGCACTTTGTCCTTGCCGAGGGGCTGACGGGTGCGAGCGCAAAGCTGATGGTATGGGCTCCGGGCGCGGAAAAGGCGACGGTCTACGACACGGCGAAGGGGGACGGCAGCTGCACGGGGCAGGATGTGACGGTCACGCCGGTTTTGTGGTCGGGTCCGGGCAGGACGCGGCTGCAATTAGAATTACTCAACAGCGCGGGCGATGTCGTGTGGCAGAGCAGGCAGTTTGTCGCGGTGGTAGAGGATGGGATTCCGGATGACGCGGCGGTTCCTCCGGTGATCGATATCAGCGACGCAACATTGACGGCAGACAACGCGCCGTATGGGGCGGTATTCTACGGGGCAACCGGCCGCGCGGTGGGCAAGGTTCCGGACAACCGCACCAAGCCGCGCGGGTGGGAGGATATTCCGATTGATTCCATCCGGACGCAAACGGGTGCGGTTTATTTTCATCGCGTGGCGGATGATCTCTTCTGGGCTTGCACGCCCCGCAGTCTAGCGATTACGAATGTAGCGCTGATGCTCAGAACGCGCTCGAACGCGCTGGGCCAGATTAGCATCGTTGTCGGCGGTACTGCGTACCTGGTAAGCCCTGGAAGTACGCAGACGATTACAGGCGTAAATCTATCGAGTGCGCCGCTTGCGTTATCTATTTCGTGGAGCGGCAAGGATGGCGCAGCGCATGCAAAGGTCGTCCATGTGCAGGCAGTCGTGGCGACGTATGACCATGGTATTTTGCAGATCTCAGAAGCGGCGGTCGGCACGGGACCCGCGAATACTCCGGAAATTGTATCGCGCATGGGCGAGAACGCGGGATACGTCGAGGTTACAACGGAGGCATCTGGGGATGTGGTTCTGACGTGCGCGGACAATCGTGCGTGGGCGGTGTACCACGGGGCGCGGTATAAGGCAGATGCTTCAAGCAAACAGATCACGATTCCGAATGTGGACTTCCACGAGGGCTTTGCAAGAATTGATATGCTCGACCCGGGGACGGGATATCGGGCGGCGTATTTCCTCATGAAAGAGCCGGGAGAAGAAGACGTTGAGACAAAAACCTTGTTCCGCGCGGACTGCGCGATTGGTTTTCTTGCAAGCGATACAAGCATCTACGACTATGACGCAAATGGCTTCGGACCGCCGACGGCAGCAATGGCAAAATACGATGACTCTGTTCAGATCATTGATTCGGTCGGAGCGTCTTACAGCGAGGGGCCATGGCTGCCTGCCGACGTGAGTGCGTTCTATGCGGTAAACGCAAGCGCAAATGACACACTGGACGCACAGATCACGACAGTTGCGGAAGAAAATGGTATTACCGTAGCCTTTGACGACTACGGCGGCATCGCAGAACTCGGGGACAAAACGAATCCGCTTGCGAGGGGAAGTCTCGGGCATGGCAGCCGGTGGCTGGTGTTTGTGAACGGCGTACCAGTCACAGCGCCGGGCTTTTTGACGCATATTCCGGTCAACGCGAACATTCTGCTGGAGCTGGTATATACCTGCGCGGATGGGATCGACGTGGGATTCCCGTATGCGGGGATGTAGAGCGGGCAGAGCGTAAAAAAGCCGCCCCATCCGGGGCGGCGGAGATAGACAAAATTTGCAGCGTATGATATGATGGATACGCCCCATTCGTGGGGCGGGCGCTGCTGCATACGGCGGTCAGTCACTTCCCTGTAAAGGGGGTGATGCTGATGGGGAGCAGACCATGGGCGAAAGCCCTTCGGTTTTTGCTGCGGTTGGCTATGGTAATACTTATCATGCTGATTCTGTCCCAGAAGGTTTGTTGACCGCCCGGAGGCACCCGAGCGGTCGACATTTCTTTGTTTTGACCTAACGGACTGACCGCCGCAGCAGCGTCCTTATATCTCCATTATACCGTCCCGCTGTCAATTGTCAAGCAGCGGGGCGGATTTTTTGCGCCCCGGGAAAGGAGCATAAGGGATGGACCTGCAGGATCTGAACGTTGCCGTCGCGGAGATCCGCGGCAACGTCGACCGGAACACCGGCCGGATCAAGGATCTCGAGAAGAAGACCGACGCCGTGGCCAAGCTGGCCGAGGCCGTCGCCGTCATGGCCGAGCACATGAAGACGCTCGACGACAAGATCGACGGCATGCAGACGAGCGTCAACAACCTCACCGCCCGTCCGGGCAAGAACTGGGACGCGCTGGTCAAGATCGTTTTGACTGCGCTCGTCACCGGCGTCATCGGCTGGGTGCTGGGCAAAATTCTGTAACACACGCCGCGAGGCGCGAAATTTGAAAGGAGAAAAATACTTATGAACGCAAAATGGTGGAAAGCCGCGGGCATCCGCGCGATCAAGACCGTCGCCCAGACGGCGGTTGCAACCATCGGCACGTCGGCAGTCATCTCGGAAGTGAATTGGCTCGTCGTCGCCTCCGCCTCGGCGCTGGCGGGCATTTTGTCCCTGCTGACGAGCGTCGCGGGCCTGCCGGAGGTCAAGGAGGAATGAAAACTATGCCGCCGCAGATCGTAGACAATTTCACAAGCGTCAACATCTACCGGGGCGGCAATAAGCCGCAGTATCTGGTCATCCACTTCTTCGGGGCCCTCTCCAGCGCCTATGGCGCGTCGGAGTGGTTCAAGGCCCCGGAGGCGCAGGCGTCCGCGCATTACTGCGTGGATGAGAAGGACGTCATCTACCACTGCGTGCCGGATACCGACATGGCGTGGCACTGCGGGGCCGTGGGAGGCCTGCACTACCGGCATCCGAAGTGCCGCAACTGCAACTCCATCGGCATTGAGCTGCGCCCGCAGAAGCTCGACAGCAGCCGCCTGAACGCAAACGACAAGGACTGGTACTTCGACCGCCGCGTCATCGAAAACGCCGTATGGCTCACCGCAAAGCTCATGCGGCAGTACAACATTCCGCTGGAGAACGTCATCCGCCACTATGACGTCACCGGAAAGATCTGCCCGGCCCCGTTCGTCGGCCCGGCGCATAACATCTACTACGGCACCTCCGGCGACCGCCAGTGGCAGGAATTCAAGGCAAGACTGCAGGAGGAGACAGCCATGAGATACGAAAAGCTGCGGGACGTCGACAATCAGACGTACCGCCAGACGCTGGACAAGCTGGTGGAGAAGGGCCTGCTCAAGGGCAAGGGCGGCACGGGCGAGGATCTGACGCTCGATCTGAGCGAGGACAACGTCCGCATGCTCGTCATCCTGGACCGCACCGGCGTCTTCGACCGCTGACCCGCCCGGGCGGCGGGCACGAAGGGAGCGATGGACAAATCACTGCGCGTTTGGCTCTGCCGAAGGAGCTGGAACACCTAACGCGCAGCGACTGGGAGCGCGTCACTGACGAGGGACTTTTGGACGTGATCGATCAGCAGATCGTGAAGCTTTATATCGTGCGCAGGCTCCCGCAGATGGACGCCGCCGCCGAGATCGGCGTCGACCGAAAAACCATCTCCCGCCGCCTGCCGCACATCTACAA